CCGGTACCACACATCAACTGCCGCATGTTACCGGTGTATGTAGCGCTGCCGCAAGATATTCCAGCGGCTTCATAGGCGGAAATAATGGCGGAGCTGCAGTCCCTGTCCCCCTGTTCGACCTGATAAGTACCAGCACCCGTTTGTACGTCACACTTTCCCTCACCATCTCCCCAGCGGGAGATCTGGCTGTATCCATGCCAATTATGTATGACAAGGTGTTTCATTATTTCAACCGCTACTTGTTTCTTTAACATTTTTTCTCCTTTCATTGCGCCGGCGCAATAATATGTATCACTTAATATGTACTTGATACGAAGCCATTATTTTTTGTTCTCACTCTCTGCTTTCTTGGTCAGAATATCAATTGCTTTTATAATGACTTCCGGAAGCGGCAGTCCCATCAATCCGGCATTCTCTACAATGCTGATTAATTCATTAGCCATGAATCCGATAATTACCGCATCCCGAATATATTCCACGCCTAAAGCAAGGTCGAGGCGGTATGCGATTAATACAAACAGCAGAACCATGCCTTTCCTGCAAAGACCTTTCCACCCAACAACGCTTTCCAGTGTTCCCGTACTTGTTTTGTTGCTGTTATGAAAAACCCCTGCAACCAAGAAACCTGATACATAATCAATTCCCATAAACAAAATCAATGTCTTCAATCCGGCATCCCATCCACCTAATAAAGAAGCCACAAAACTCCCAACTATTCCAATAACCGTACATATTTTTTCCTTCATTATTTACCATCCTTTCACAATTAACTTTCTTAGTGCAAATTACTTTCAGCTTCATCCAATGTTTTTGTTCCAAATTTGATGTACATCGGATCATCCGTTTCAAGTTTTTTCAAATATCCCCGGAATAAAAATGCAGGATATCTTTCAATCAGTGAACTTTCGGTAGCTGTAGCACTGCTTATATATGTTTTATACCAGGTTAAAAACGGACTTTCTGTTAATTTCTTTTGATTTGTAAACCAAAACATTCCCTGTGTTAAATCTACATTGATGCCCATATAAGCAAAAAAACTGCTGTTGATAATCTGCTTTGTTGTGAAATAATAATAGTCCACATCCGCTTTATAATACGGAAGCACTCCAAACGACAATGGGACAAATTTTACTATGCTTGCGACAGATTCAGAATTTATTTTCCTCAAATATACCCCAGTAACAGCATCATACATCTTTGCCCCGATTTCTGTATAACAAGAGCTTCCCGGGCCACTCCCCAGCTTCCAATCACTGAGCAGTTTTTCTGTTTTTATAAACCGTTCAATGTACACATATTCCGATTCTGGATTATTACCCCCCCCTGAATCAGCATACGGTACAAACTTTTTTATTCCATCAACCATCTCTATTCTGCCTACGCTCATGTCAAACCTCCTGCTATATATTGATTTCTGCATCATTCAATGTTTTTGTCCCTATTTTCAAATACATCGGATCGTTAGCTTCAAGTTTCTTTAAAAATCCTCTGAAAAGCATCGCTGGATAAAAGCCCTTCAGCTCATTTTCACTAGCATTATCGCTTCCGCCACCATAAAGTTCGTAGAGCGTAAAAAGAGGATTCTTGGATATCTTTTTTGTATTTGTGAATTTAAAAATCCCTTGATCTATTTCCACCGCAATCCCCAAACATGCAAAGAATCCTACACCAACAGTGTGAACGCTGGTCGGCCATCCAGGATTCGAATATGGAATCATACTAAATGATTGAGGAACGTACTTTACGGTATAACTATCTTTTCCGTTATAATTTTCGCCTAAATATTCTCCGGATATAGCGTCATACATTTTCGATCTAAGGGTCAGGCATCCATATTCATTCAAATTCCAAGCATTAAGTAGTGCTTCTGTTCTTACAAATTTTTCGACGTAAACGTATTCTGATTTTGTATCAGAAATACCCCCCCCTGAATCAGCATACGGAACGAATTGTTTTTCTCCATCGACGATTTCTATTCTGCCTATGCTCATACATACCTCCCTAAATATATTCATCTGCGTTTTCTAGTTTCTTTGTTCCACCCTTGATATACATTAAATTGTCAGTTTTTAGTTCTAACAAAAGCCCACGAAATAACATTGCCGGATAATTCTCTTTTAGCCCGCTTACAGTTAAATTCGTACTTCCTGAATATGTTTTATACCAAGTAAAAAACGGATTTTCTGAAAGTTTCTTTTGATTTTTAAATCTAAACTCACCGCTGCTCATTTCAACTCCGATTCCTATATACGAAAAGAAGTCAATGCCGACAATCTGCTTTGTATCTGGATATAACGTACCGAGTATATCTGAAAATGGAATCATGCAGAACGACAATGGTGTACATCTTAATTTGTCTGAATCCGCACTGGTATTGCCGAGATATTCTCCTGTATCGAAATCATATTTCTTTGCATATACATTAACATACTCTTTATCTAGCAGCGGATAATTATTAAGTAAAACTTCCGTTTTTACAAACTTCTCTATGTACACATACTGTGAATTAGAGTTCTTTTTACCCCCCCCCGCCAGAATCATATTGCTTAAATTGTTTCTGTCCATCTATAAGCTCTATCCTTCCAATACTCATTTTAACCCTCCTCGTATCAGTATAGCGTGCTTTCTGCATCTGCCAATTTCTTCGTTGATGTATCCAAGAACATCGGATCGCTATTTTCGATTTTCTTCAAAAGTGCTCTAAATAGAAAAGCTGGATATGAACCTTTAAAGCCCTCTTGTGTATCGGTAGATGAATGATATGATTTATACCATGTGTATAAAGGACATTCCAACAGTTTCTTCACGTTTCGAAATATAAATACACCATGTAGCAAATTAACATAGACCCCAACATTCGCAAAAAAATCTATTCCAAAACTTGCTGATATAACCGGCCAGGGATCGCCTATACTAATATAGCTATACGGAACGGTGATAAATGATAGCGGCGTATATCTCATTTCATACTGTTTATTGTTCGATGGCCGCTGCATCTTTCCTAAATATTCCCCAGTAACAGCATTGTACATATTCGCTCTGATTTCCGTATACCCAGGTAAGTCTCTTCCTCCTGCATCTGTCAAATTCCATTTTTCAAGTAGCGTCTCCGTCCGGATAAACCGCTCTATATAAACATATTCCGATTCAGCGCCTCCTTCAGCTCCTAAATTTGCGTATGGAATATATTGCTTCCTCCCGTCATCCATTTCAACTCTTCCAACACTCATATCTTTTCCACCTCCATTCAGCCGTTCTCTTCATCATCCGGCAAAAATACGATCGTACCTAGCGGCAGATCCTCTATGGCTGCATCCAGCTCCTCTCTTGTCCCGAAAAAATGCATGGGTATCTGTGAAGCCAGCTCATACACCGTTCTCCGCAGCTCTTCCAGATCCTCTGCCAGGGCCACCGCACCGATGCCAGTCTGGATCGTTACATCCGCAGTATTGTTCACTGTCACAATATAGTCCTGTATGATCTGCGCCGGATTATACCCATTGTACGGCGGCATGAAGTCTCCATTGTCTCCGGCAATGGTTGTAACACTGTACAGCACTTCCGTATTGCTGTCCCCGTCCTTTTCCTTTGCGTAAAGTCCCATCTCATTGATGTGATACCCACTGCTCACCAGGGCTCCTCCTGTAACCGGATCCTGGTTCGTGATATAGGCCGTTATCTTCACACTGTTTTCAGTAAAAACAGCTATCTTAGAAATTGGATAACTGTTTTTCTGTGATTTCAATTCAGTCTGTTCCTGCAGAGCAGATATATCTTTTTCTTCCGGGCTGTATATTCCATCTCCGGTTACCACCCGGGTAAACTGAATTGCAAGTTCTCCTGCCTGTGCCCTTGTGAGAAGATTTGCCCCCGCAGTCGTCATAACTGCCCTGTTAAATGGCTGTAGCATTCTGATTCCTCCTCTAAAAAATGTCCTGCCTTCTTCCATCCCATTTCCTGAAACAGCAGGTTATGAAAGCGATTTGGATATATGTCCTCCTACGCTCTTTCTTTCGATCCCCAGTTCTATAACTGGTTCCGGATAGCTGATCTGACCAGTCAGCATCCCGGCATAGATTGTCTGAACTACATCTCTGTCAACACAGTATCCGTCAATGATCGCGGCCGGCCTATATTGCGGAGGACACTGACAGACGCCCGCATATAGCTCCTGATCCACTGTTCGGTGTATCTCGATCACTTCGATATGACTGCGGATATTCTTCACAATCTGGATCATTTCTGAAAAGTACGAATTCATATCTTCCGTAAGAAGTGCATTTGTAACAATCTTAAAACGGTATGGTTCCCCTCCGTATTCAAACCACTCTTTCACTTCCCCTTCTCCGAATACGGCAGCGACCAGCTCTTCCACAGCTCCGGGAGTACCTGCTGTCAGATGCCACATCAGCGTTCTCTTTATGATACGCCGTTTGATCTCTATTTCCATTTCTTCCCTGTAATAGGGAGTACGCATCTCCACCGCAAGCATATCCAGGATCTGCTCTGGCAGGCTGTCTATCACAGCTACCGTTCTGGTCATGTTCGCCCGCTCAATGATCAGCCGTATTCCTTTTTTCAGCGCATAGCTGATACACCTTTGCTGAGTTTGTGTTGCCATCTGGCTGGGAAGCATATCGACTAATTCACCGTCATACAGGTTAATCATCTTCCACACCTCCATACGTTACCGTCACGTTTCCAAGTCTTGCCACTGTGGTAGGCGGTACTATGGTAAATTCAGGCAGCGCAACCACCGCCCTTTTTGCTCCGGCATCTACCACACGCCTGATCAGTTCCGATGGATTGATGTCCCTGCCTATGGTATAGGTCTGCCATTCATTGTACAAGCTGACCGCAGCAGATACCGCCCTCTGTATGGATACTGCCTTTGCGGCATCCGATCTTGCTATATAGTAGGTCAGATCCAGATCATACGTCATGGTTTCCGGCGCCAGAACCTGCACATGATCCGTGAGCGGCCGGACCGTATCATCATTCAGATGTTCCAGGATCCCGTCAAGCAGGGCAGCTGAAGGAAGGGATCCATCCTTTAAAAGTACCCTTACCTCCACTTTGCCCTCTTCCGGACTCGTAACATTTACCGAGCCGATCGACGCGCCGTATGATTTTGTGTGATGGATGTATGCGTCTCTGGGTCCGGCCGTAGAATACGAAGACGGAGCCAGGAACACGCGCTCCGAGAGGCTCT